TGACCTAATATATATTTTACAAAACCTTTTTTGATTCCTAAAAAATTTGGTGTTTCTCCACAACCACAAGCACATGTTGGTTTTTGACCTTTTAACTCATACTCTATGTATAAATCTTCAGGTTTTAATTTGTGTTTTTGAACATTATGGGAAGACAATCCCCATAAACTTTTAAATTCTAAATTACATTCTTTACAGATATATTGCATAAAAAATCCTCCTTATATATAATAAATATACACAAGGAGGACAAAGTTCGTATTTGATAAAGGAATGCTAAAATACGTGGATCGCTCTATCGAAACGTAAAGTTCCGGTAATCTCAGCAATATCAGAAGATGAATAATCTAATGAACCAAAGTCAACGTTTGTTAACATTGTACCTTGAAGAATCCATTTTTCAATTACAACACCTGTTGGGTCAAGTAATTCTAATTCAATATCTTTCTTATAACCTGCTGCGTAACCTTGACGACCTGTTACAGATTCAGAGTGAAGACGTACCCACTCCATTAAAGCTTGTGCCGCTGAAGGACCAATTGGGTCACGGAATGTAACGTCAATAGTATCCCAAGTAAAACGACCAATTACCCATGTTGAAGTATTTAAGAATTGAATCTCAGTTTCTTCTTGAGAAATTTTTGGTCTTGATGAAGATTTCACAAACCATTCTTGAATTCCTAATGGTGAAGGGAATCTAAGGATAAATCTATTTTGTTTTTTCGGTTCGTAAGGAATCGGCATCCTCATTAATAAATCTGCCATAATATTTTTGTTTTTTTAAGTTGTTATCTTTTATTATAAATATGCTATAATTTTATTTTTTATTTAAATCTTATTCATTAAAGTTAAAATACGTTTAACTTCTTCTTTTAAAAATTTATTTTCAGGTTTTTGAATAGATTCTTGTTTAACTTCAGGTTTTTCAGTTGGTTTTTTTTCTTTTGAACTACCTGGTGCTTTTTTCTCTACAGTTTTAGTATCAGACTTACCGCCTAATTTACCTTCTTTTTTAAGTTTATACATGTATTGGAATAATCCCATAACATCTACTATAAATTGAATAGTATTTTGTTTAAGTCCAGGTTTACGCTCAACATTATCTTCTTCTACAATATAAGATTCACCCATAGGTTTATTTATATTTCCACCACCTAAAGTTCCCATTTTATTAACCATACCGCCGGCATCTTTAAAGGTTTTACCTCTAAAATTACCTTTGTATATAACTTCAATAAAAGAGTTTATAAACTTACCCATCTTCTCAACGCTTTCAGGTTTTTTTGGGTTAACATTAAAAGTATTGGTAAAATCAGTTTTCATTATTGGATTGGCTTTAAGTTTTTGAATATACTTATCAATTACATTATCACCCGTATTATCCATTTTTTTAACTTTGTTTCTGATAATTTCGACACGAGTCATAAAGCCCTCAAAGAATTTAAGTTTATTTTGGTCGATCCCAGATTTTTGTTTTAAAATTTTTATTACTTCTGGGTCTTTTATAAATTTACCTTCAGAAATTAAATTGTTGTTTGACATTTCGTTTATTAATTTACCTTTGTTAATCATTGATTCAGAAAGTTGGGTACATCTTACAGCGTAAGTGCCACCATCTTCTCTTTTAACTTTAATTTGACCTTTTTCTATAGTACTATCTTCTATACTATTTGCAATAACCTCAACAGTTTTACCAGTCTTTGTTTTTACTTTTTGACCTTTTGTAAATTTACTACAAGGGTTACTTGATTCTTCTTTATCACCAAAAACATCAGGAGAAGCCATTTTTCTATTATTATACGTAAACTTAAAGAATCCGGCTAAATCATTAAAAAGGGTTTCTTTATTGACCTTTCCACCACCTTCTCCACCCCCAACAGGGTTTGGTTTTGGATCTGGTAATACTGGTGGTAAAGTAGATTCACCTGCTTCAATCGGTTGTAAAGATTGTAATAAATCATTAAGTGTTTTTGCTCTAGATTGTTTTTGACCTTTAACCCTCATCAATTTAACCAAGGCTCCAGCTGCTACTAAACCAATACCTATTGGTCCTAAAACAGCCCCAAAACCTTTAGCAATTGCGTAACCAGCACCTACTTTTACAGTAGTTTTCATTATTATTTTTGGTACCGCAGTAACAATAGTTTTAACTATTAAACCTTTTAGTGTACCACCTTGAACGGTAACTAAAGCATCTCCCATTGACTTGCCTGTACCTGCCCATTTATCTTGAAATATTTCTCCTAGACTATCACCATGTCCGTGTGGGTTTTTAGCAATTTCAGTTAAAACTTCTTTTGCTGCATTTGGGTCTTTAAAAATACCACCGTCTTGAGCTAAAGCATTAATACCATCTTGTAAATTTCCACCACCTAACTGTTTAACGCCGGCTAAAAAATCTTCAGGAGATGACTTAGGACTTAATCCTAAACCGTTCATTTCGTTCATTAATTGAGTCATACCTTGACCCGGTTTAATAGAACCAAAAATATCAGATTTAGTTTCAACAGTTTGTTTAATATATTCAATAGAAGGGTTTTGAGTTACTGTTTCAAATAAACTTCTAAACCATTGTGTATTAACTAACCAAGAAAAGGCTCCTAATGATGCCCCTACACCGGCTAATGTCATAGGTAATTTATTGGATTTTAATCCTTCTTTACCCATTCTTTTAGTATCGTATTCTTTACCACCTTTTTTTGCCTGTAACTTAGCTCTAACATCAGCAGCTTCATCTTCGTTAATATCTTCTACTTCATCAGCTAACAATTCTTTATCTTCTTTACCATCTTTTTCTTCTTCAGAATCCATAACTGTATAAGCGGACGCTAAATCAACATCTAAGAATTTTTTTACATACTCTGCTAAATCAGCAATTATAGAATTAGCTGCATCTGTTGGTAAATAACCTTCTTCTTTAGGGTTCTTTTTTGTTGCCTCAATAATTGAGTCATAAACCGTAGCTATTTCTATCACAGTTTTTAAAAACTTCTCACCCTCTTTGTTATTAGGAAATTCAGGGTTTTCTTGTTTAATTATATCATTAAGTTTTTTAATAACTTCATTACCCTTTTTATCTAAAATGGATTGAATTTTAGCACCAGCCTCTTGGTCTATCTTACCTTTACCGAAAATTTTACCTCCAGCTTTATAACGACCTAATTTAGCTAAACCGTATTTTACCTTTTCCCAAAGACCTTCTTGTAGTACTTGATATTCTTGTTCAGATAGCCGGTTTTCAACCAACATTCTATTACCTTTTAATAATAAATCAGTAGATTCCACCAATTCATTTAAGGTGTTTTGATAATCTTGATTTAAAGCTCTTTCTATATCCTGTTCCGTTAAAATCATTGTATAATTTTTTTGACAATTTATTTTATTATAAATATCATTGTATAAATAAAACTCATACACAAATGACAGAATTCGAAAAATTTGCAATCAAAGACCAAGGTATTGGGTCTAACACTTTACACAGTTACCAAAATTTTATGTCTCAAATACCAAACGTACAAGGTAGTATGACACCTTATGTATTGGAAGAAAGAGAAATGAGAGCAACTCAGATTGACATCTTCTCACGTTTAATGATGGACCGTATCCTTTGGGTTGCTGGACCTGTTAACGATAGAATGTCAACCGTAGTACAAGCTCAATTACTTTTCTTAGACCAACAAGATTCTAAAAAAACAATTACAATGCACATTGATTCTCCTGGTGGTTCCGTAAAGTCAGGTCTTAGTATGGTAGACGTAATGTCTTACATCAAAGCACCAATCGCAACGGTTAATACAGGTATGGCAGCATCAATGGGTTCCGTATTGTTAGGAGCTGGAACCAAAGGAATGAGAAGTTCGTTAAGATTTTCAAAAACAATGTTACACCAATCAAGTGGTGGTGCTTTGGGTAATATCCAAGATGCACGTATTACCATGAAAGAGTGGGAAAAAACTAATGAAATTCTTTTTGAACTTCTTGGTGGGTATTGTGGTAAAAACGCAAAACAAGTTGCTAAAGATGCTGAACGTGATTTGTGGTTATCAGCTGAAGAAGCTTTAAAATACGGTATTATAGACGAGGTTATCCAATCTAAAAAATAATTTTGCCTAACAAATATTTATCTATATATTTGTGTTATGGAAAATATAGGAAAAAATAATCAAGAAATTGAAGATGTATTATTATCAGAATTAAAAGATTTTAATGTTAAAATTAATATCGCTAAAGTATTCATCGTTTTACTTATGATTATAATACCTAGTGTTTTAATATTAAAAATACTTGGATTGATTAGTGGGTTGATAACTTTCTTATCTATTATTAGTCTTTTAGTTGGTTTAGTCTTTTCTTTAAGAATGTATAACCATACTAAAATATTATACAAAACACATATTTGGCTTTTAGATGGTATTTTAAATGAAAAACCTCTTAATAGATAAAAATAAAAAACCCTCATTTACTGAGGGTTTTTTATTTAATATTTAGTTTAGATTATCCACCTACTGGACCACCTGGGCCACCTAGTTTAGTACCTTTTTTAATAAAAACTTTTTCTTCTGAATTCCATTCAGGTGCGTTAGCCCCACCAAATTGAATAACTTCAGCTCCAGTATCCATCATAAGTTTGATTAAAGCCTTTTTCATTGTTTCAAAATCGGTATTGTATCTTTTGGCTAAAACATCTACATTTTTTTCACCACTTTTATTTTTAGCGTTATATCTTTTTTCAAAAATTTCCGTAGCCTTTTTTTCATTCATTTTAGTACCAATTAGTTCACCAAAAAAACCTTCTTCGATTTCTTCTTCTTTCATAACACCAGCTTTGTTGGTATGTTTCATACCAGCTTTTGACATGTATTTTTTAGCGTCAGCTGCTTGAGAAAGTTTTTTCTTCATTGGAGTAACTGATGGCATTCCTTCGGATTGATCTACCATATTACCTGACATTTTATTTTTAACATGTTTTTTAGCTTCAGCACCTTGAGAAGGAATCATGTTTTTAACTGGAGCTTTCTTAGATTCAATTGAAGCCTCCATTACGAAGTTCTCAACGATTCTTTCTAATTGTTCTTTGGTTACTTTATATCTAGCCATTTTTATTTTATTTTTTATATGTGTAATTTGATAGTTTATTGAATCTTGCCAACTCTTCGTTGATTAAAGATTTATTAGACGAAATATTTTCTTCCATAATTTCTTTAATTTTAGAAACTAATTCATCTTCAGTATATTCTTCTGGGTTATTTTTTACCTTTAATTGTAAAAGTTGTAGTTTAGAAGATTGTTCTTTTGATAAGTCTTCTTTTTTAGGATATTCTTTTCCAGACTTTTTAACTGTCTCTAAAGCTTCTTTAAATTTAGATTCATTCATAATTTCTTTAATTTTAGAAATTAATTCATCTTCAGAATGTTCATCTGACCTTAACTTTAAAAGTTGTAATTTAGATTTTTGTTTTTCAGATGGCTTAGGTAATTTTTCACCGTCATTATCTTTCTTTATTTTTTCTAAAGCCTTCTCAAATTTAGATTCTTTTACTATGCCTGCCTTTTCTAAAGTACTTTCGATAAGTACATCAAGGTCTTTCTTTTTAACTATTTTTGACATGATTAGTTTTATATTATAAATATGTTTATTTTAGAAAAAGAACCTACTTTTACATAGGTTTATTTAATAAATAAATATCACACATTATAATAAAATTTCATATTACCACAATCCCATATTCTATCAAAATTTCTTTCTTGCATAATCTCCCACTCTGTTTTATTAGAATCAAAACCTTCGGATACTAATTTAGATTTTCTAAAGTTAAACCTATAAAATCTTTTTATTTGTGAAGACGGTTTAAAATACCAATAGTTAGGTGATGTAACTTCTATAAATTTAAAATTATTTTTATAATAAACAGTTTTGGTATAATCTAACCCAGACCATCTACAATCAGCATACGTTATAAAATTTTTTATATTATTATTATTTAAAGTATGTGATAATAGTTTATTAAATCCACCCCTAATGGAATGATAATTTTTATTACAAAACCTAATCAATTCCCAATTAGTTTCTCTATTTGAACCCGTAATTTTTCTTTTACCAAACGTGATTATAGAAACAAGTTCTTCTTTATAAAATAAACCGTATCTTAATGTATCTTTACAATCACCTTGTAAATGGTTGTCATCTAAAAATTGTTTTTTAAGTTTTGAAGTAATTTCTTTAACAACACATTTTCTAGCATCAATTTTAACAATGGTATTTAATTTTAATTCATTAGATAGTTTTGATAAAACAATTTCTTTTTGATTTAAAATTTCGTCCTCAAATATTTGAATTAATTTAACACTATTTTTTTCTGCCATTTTAGATTTATTAATATGATAATTTTTATCCTTACCATTTAATTCACTGTGATAATAAAGTCCATGAACTTCTATCCCTAAATTATAATCAGGTAAATAAAAATCTATTTCAAAAGGAGAAATAATTTTTCTATTGTTTTGGATATATTTTATATTTTTTTGATTTAAAAATTCTTGAATAAATAACTGTGGTTTAGAATCTTTCTGTGATGGATGACATTTACTACATCTTGGTATGATACCACACTCTAATAAAGTACTTGTAAATTTATGATCACAAACTGAACACTCAAATTCATATGACAGTGATGTGTTACCATTTTTATTTGTCATATAATTAGAGAGTAATTTTAAATTATTGGATTCTAATTTTGGTATTAATTTTGATAAAGTTTTTTTACGAACAGTTTCCTTCTGCTTTTCAACAACCAATCCCATGTCCCGACTATTAATTGTTTTTTGATGTATATCTTTTATATGCCAAATATGATTAACACCATATTTTTCTTGTACAGTTTTTTTAATAGAGCTTAATCTTTTTTCTTTAACACTATCTTTTTCACCCCATACTAATCTACATTCGTCCGAACAAATTTCTTTGGAGTGTTTTTTCTTAACCTCAAACTCTTTATTACAAACTTTACATTCTCTAACTTCTCTAATGGTTTCATCTTTTTTTCGGCCCATTTTTGTCTTACCGTTTCTAACGTCTTCAAAATAACAATCCCTAGAACAAAATTTTTTATCTCTAAATTTAAATTCGGTTTCAAAAGGTTTATTACAACATTGACATGTTAACTCTATTTTCATGGTAAAATATTTATATAAGTTATTCCTACATATATAAATAGTTATTAAAAACAAAAAAGTCCACCGAAGTGGACTTTTTATTTATTATTTAAAGATTAAACATTATCAAAAGATGCTCCTGTAGGAGTAACATTGAACTCGATAATAATGTATTCTAAGGTAGGTATTGGTTTTAAGAATATCTTACCTCTCATTTCATTTCTGTCGATTTCTTCAGGGTCATTAGATAACTGAACTCTAAAATCAGCTAAACCTCTTTCTTTTCTAATATTATCTAAGATTGGGTTAACTAAGTTTAAGAATTGGTTTCTTACGATTTGGTCATTTTGTTCAAATAACAATCTAATACCAACCGCTGTAATTAATTTACGAGCTTGTAACAACAATCTTCTAATGTTAAGTCTGTCAAGAACAGAATCTTTAACTTGTAAGTTTTTGTTACCCCAAATTACAACACCAACATCAGTGAAAGTTGCCATTGGATTAACACGTCCTTCGTAAAGAGTATCTCTATCATCTTCAGTAAGTTTGATACGAGCTTGAAGAGCGTTTGTTAAACCTCTAGTGTAACCAGCCACTGCGTACCATGGGAAAGCTACGTTATCTGTTAAAGCGATGTTACGACAAACTTCAAGAGTTGCTGGTAACCAAACGTTAACATTATTTTCAGTATCTCTTTCTTGAATCCATGGCCAATATGTGGCGGTGTAGTTAGAATCAATGTCCGCTGCGTCTAACAAATCAACTAAAGATTCTGCGTCGTTAATTGACACGGAGTTAAATCCAAAACCAACTGTATCATCAGATGTATCATAAGTTACATTCTCTGGTGAAGTTAAGATATAAACAGAGTCAGCTCTTTGTTCTTCAACCATGTCAATAGTTTCTTGAACTAAATAAGCGTTATCACCGTAATCAATACCAGGTGTTGCTAACACGTTAATGTTAACAGCCTCAGGATTAGCAAAAGTTTTAATAGCGTTAAAATAAGCGTACAAGTCAGAAGTACCGTCTTGAGGCCCAAGTTGGATAAATTGTCCGTTGGCTAAACCAGCTGTAAATCCAGCTTTACCTACACGGTATCTATCAGTATTAGTTCTAGATCTTCTGTGACAATCCCAACCATCAAAACCAAAGTAAGGTACTAATGTAAACTTTCTAGCTACCGCACTTTCATAAGTAGTACCTTGAATAGATAATACATCGGTGAAACCAAATTGACCAACAGAGAAGTTACCTGCTATTGTTGCTCCACTATCCATGTGGAAACCTTTAGTTGTTGCCGTCCAATAAGTATCGTTTTCAGTTAAACCTTTCCATTGGAACATGTCCGAATCGATTCCTTTTGTGTTACTAATACCTAAATAAACTTTTTTAAGTCTTTCATTTGTAAGGTCGTAAGAAGTTTTATAGTCAATAAAAGGCGGTATGTATAAAACATCCGTTGCTGAAGTAACAGTGTTACCAAAATAATCTCTAACAATATAACCTTCAAAACCGGCCGGGAAAGAGTCGGTAGGTGCGTTCTCATTCATAACCATCATAATAAATCTACTATTTAATGTAAATTCACCATCGGCAGTACCAATTCTTCTTGCTATGTAATTGTTAGAACTAACATCTAAATTACATTTAGGGTAACTTTCAAGTATTGAAGGATTTGCGTCAGTATCATTCCACTGTCTAACTATCACATCAAATTGCTTGTTATCAAGGTCAATATTTTGAATTGAAATTTTAATTTCAGTGTTAGCAGCTGTACCATCAGATATTGAAATAAATTTAAATAATTTAATCACTTCATTACCACGAAGTTCAGATACTACCCAAGGAGTTTCAGGTGTTTGATATTGTTGTTTGTAGTTTTCAATATTATCCATATAAACTAATTCTTGTTTTAAACCAAGAATATAGTCATTGTCTAATAAGTCTTGTAACATGTTAGGATAAATTTCTTCTACATAAACTCTAGTTCCTCTATCATGACAATCTTCACCTAACACACCTGTTATGTAGTTTCTATTATTTCTATCTAAAGAAACATCGTATACCGAGACGGCTGATAAAGATATATCTGTATAAGCTGATAAACTAAATTGAGCTAAAGGATTAGTTAAAGTTGGAGTTAATCCACCAATTAAACCTGTAGCGCCACCTTGGTAAGTAGACCAATATAATACATCATTTACGTAATTAGCTCTAGACCTTAAAACAGCTAATACCATACCTTCGTATTGTGTGTAAGCACTAGCACTGTAAGTTACTACTGTACCCGATACTATACCACTTAAAGAAGCACCTGATATAAAAGTTATTGTTGCTGAAACACCAGTAAAATTAGTACCAACAGTCCTGTCAAAAACAATACCTTGTGGGTATGTTGTTGTTACTCCAGGAATAGAAGCGGTAGTTAAAGTTGGTCCATTAGGGAACAATCCTAAGTTGTATAAATACTGTGCATTAGCATCACTAATATTAGAATAAGATGAACCAGTAAAAGAGGCTGTAAAAGGTGTACCAACAATTAAAGTACTACCAGAAACACAGTCAATTGATGTAACAGTGATTAATAAATCTGATGTTGTGTTACCAATAGAAGAACCTGAAATTGTTAAAGTATCTCCAGTTAAATAACCTGTACCTGCTACAGAAATTGTAACTGCGGTAACAGCACTAAAAGAATCAACAGTTACGTCGAAAGAGGCTGCGGAACCACTACCACCAGTTGCTGTAATACCTGTGTAAGTACCAGGAGTACCACCACTGACACTAGTAAAAGATATTGTTAAAATTTGTCCTAAACAGTTGTAGATATTATTACTTGAAGTAACAATTGTTGAAGGATCATAATTTGCTCTTGAAACTATGGCCCAACCAGAACCGGCATCAAAGCCAGTTAAACCTAATGTTCTAGTTACAAATAACTGATTTGATTCAGTTAGATAACTTTTAGCTATGTAAGGTAATTCATACTTTGGTTTATCGTTACCAAATTTTACGGGACTCAAACCACCAAATATTGTCAAAAACTCATCATAGTTTGTGATAAAAATCGGTTCGAAAGCGGGTCCTTTAAGAGTTTCACCTGCCAAACCCAAGGTTGTTACACCTACTTGTTGTGCTACAAAGGTTAAATCTTTCTCTGAAGTAAAGACACCTGGTGATACAAATATTTTTTGTGAAGCCATTTAATTATTTTTTTTCTTTATGTTATTTTTAATATAAATATTGTCAGTTTTTTCAAAAGTTTTTTAAAGTAAAGAATAAATAAGTATTAGTATGACTAGTGTAATACTTTTGTATGACTAGTGTAATATTTATGTAATACTAACACTATGAAAAGAGATAAGAACATAAAAATAACTTCCGTAACACATGAGTTGTTAAAAACTTATTGTGAAGAAAATGGTCTTAAAATGTTTTCTTTCGTTGAAAAATTAATTCGTGAAAGTTGTAAAGAAAAACCTACCGTTACAAAATCTAAAAAAGATATATACGGTGAATAACTAGTTACCAGCTAGTAATAATTATAATTGTCCGTTTTATAAATAATATAGTATTTCAGCAGCTCCCAAAAATGTTGCTGTGTTGCTTAGTGGTGTTATACACACCCACATTTCATCAACTGTTCCATTAATATTAGAACCGACTCTAATTTGATTATCATCCACTTTAATCGTTGTAAGTGCGGATGTTCCAGCTTCACCAATTAATGATGACATAATGTGTCCTGGTGATGTTATTGTTGTTGTGACAGTCCCATTATATACCGAGTATTGAAATGGTGAATTTGGTATGTCAGTCCAACTTGGGGTTGCAGATAATGTTGGGTTATATTCAATGGTCACTAAGTAATTATCATTTGAGGTGTTTAAAACACTTAAACTACTATATTGTGATGTCACTGATTTATAACTTTCTTTTAATCTATATCCAATATATGGGTATTTTGTACCTGAAGTTCCTAAAGTTGCGGTTGTTGAGTTTATAACACCAACGGTTGAATAAAGTCCATTTAATGCACCTTCTGAAGACACTTGTGAACATAACATATCAAAATATCCAGAACCAGCCCCAACTTGTCTTATTTCGTACCTTATAGGTTGATTGGGAGATGACATATAAACATTTGGTTCATTATTTGCACAATTATGTTCGGTGAAATAAATTAATTGTCCCGCTAAATCCAAGGCAAATCTCATTCTACCAACACCTAACCATTGATAATCAACCGACATTAAATTAGTGTTAGACCAATCTAAATTTATTGGGTCAAATTCATTACTGTTCCATGAGGTTGTTGATGCGGTGTAGACTGTTGTACCTGACCTCCATATCTGAAAACTAATTTCATTTGTAACTCCATTACTTTCCAAAAAATACCCATCAAAAACCGAATTGTATGGTGACCCTGTTATTGATGTAAAAGCTCCAACCCTTTTTATAACGTTTGTTTCTAATTGAAAATTTGAGAAACTTGCTTGAAATAATTGGCTTTTCCCTGGTTGATAAATTGGGTGTGTTTTACCTTGTCTAATAACCAAATCATTATTTGCAGAAGTTGACATTCTAACTCTGGCATATTCTTGATTAAAAATAGATGTTGCAGTTCCTGCTGTAACTTCATTTACTTGTAGTGGATTTTTATCATAGACGTGTTTAATGTCAACAAGATTTGTCACCGCGGCAGTTCTTAATCTTCCGAACGCGTCTAAATTTGGACTATCGGAATAAGCTATTTTGTTGTTGTATATATAAGACATATTTTAATTTAAATTATCCACCAATTATTATTTCTTGCGACAACATGAAGTGACATATAATTTATATTCATATCAACATAATTGTTACCATCTATTAACCCTGATAAAGGTGTTAATCTTATTCTATAAATACCGGCATTACCACTTTCGTCTTTAATATTAATATTATATCCATCATAACCACTTGGATTTGGTAACGAAATATCTACATTACCGTTGTAATTAACACCGTAATAATTTGTACCAATATTTAAAGTTGCTGCAGATGTTGTAATACGTGCGGTTGTATAAAATGACGGGGCCCAATAAGCGTTACCGTTAGAATCTAAAGATGTTAAAATATAACCAGCAGTAGCTCCCGACGTAACTTGTAAGGTTATAGTCTTTGTTTTTCCACTAACTTCTAATTTTTCTGATGGGAATGTAGTTCCGATACCTATATTACCATCATCTCTTACAACTAATGTATTTATTCCGTTACTATCTTGAACTTTTAATCCGTATCCAGAAGAAGTAGTTCCCGTACCAACAATAGTAACTTTAGTATCACTTAATGTGGAGGTATAAACATTTGAATTGGGGCTAGAAAATAACCAATTACCACTATTAGTGTTAATTTGAGCAAAGGCATTACCACCACTACCCCCATTTGAAATATAAAATTTATTATTATATGAAGAATTTAAATATAAATTAGGGTAACTACTTTCATTACTAAATCCAAATTGTCCACCTAACCCACTAACCCATAAATAACTACTAACTGCATTGTCACCAGCAAGAACAAAATTATCATTTCTTGTTGATAATATATTTCTATTTAAACTATCTTGAACTTTTAAACTATAAGTTGCATTAGTTGTTCCAGAACCCTTAATGTGTAAACTTGCGGTAGGTGAACCAATACCAACTCCCAATCGTTTATTAACGTTATCCCAAAATAGTTGGGTGTTAGATCCTTTACTAAGGTCTCTTGCAACATTTGTCCAAAAAGGGATGTTACCACTTGTTTGAGTACCTGCAGCACTTTGTGTCACAAAAGAACTACCAACATTTACATAAACAATATTACTTGTGCCAACAATCGGGTCAGATGTTGTTTGAGCAAATCTTAAACCGGCTTGGGTACCTCTACTTGCTATAACAATTTGGGGGTCAAATTCAAGAGTTGTGTCAGAATCAGTTGTACGTGTTAAAACAAAAGCTGTTGATCCTGTACCTAATACGGTAACTTGATATACACCATTTTGAATTTGTGAGACCTGATTTTTAACCAAAATTCTATCACCTAACTCAACAGTTATACCATTTATGGTACCAGTTGTACCACTTGTGTTTCTTGTAAGTGTCGCACCTACACCGTTAGTACCGTTGTTATAAGTTGAGGCCGGTAAGGCCGCTGTTGTGGCAACATTAACCGCGATAGAAGAAGATAAATCTGTGGACAAACTTTCTACCCACTCTTTTGTGACTAAAATATTACCCGTTGCTGCCGAAATATAATCAACGGTTTGATTTTGAGTCCAACCAGATCCAAAAGAATAATAAATATTACCCGTTGAGGTTAGACCTGTTATTGTAGATATATTAACACTTAAATTTGTTTGACCTTGATTTTGAGATATAGTTAAATTATTAGAACCATCATACGTAAATCCAGTTACGTAAGTATCGACACTAGTACCAGAAAAAGGAGGAGCCCAGTATGCGTTACCACTTACATCAGAAGTTAATACATACCCATAAGTAGACCCAGAGGTCATTTGGAAATTAGTGGTAGTAATTTTACCATTAACATCTAATGTTGATAACGGATTTGTAGTCCCAATACCTACATTACCACCACTTTCAGAAATATAAACATCTCCATTATTTATTGGTTGAATATGTAATGGTGAACAAGAATTAACATTACTAACAAATAAGTCTGTAATACAATCACCTGAAGTGTTTCCTGTAAATGATATAGTAAAACCTGTTATAGTTAAAGAACCATTTTGTCTATTTAAAGTTAAAACACCATTAGAATACGTACCACCAGTTACATAATAATCAGTGCTACCAGTAATAAATGTTGGTAAAATAACATTTAAATTTGGTTGTCCACCGTTTTGACTTATTGTTAAAATACTGTTATCATAAGTAAAACCTGTGACATAAATATCAGTATTTGTTGTGGAACCAGTGCCACCGGCACCCACAATATAAATTTTGGTTATATCACCCCCACCACAAAAATTGGACATGTTCATCATAATGGTACAGTTCCTCTTAATATTATCTCAGACATTTCTGCTGAGTTATTTCTAACAATACTAATACCGACAACATCATCTAAATTTAAAAAGAAAGGTAATGTTACTGGTGTGTTATTAACATAAATAGTAATATTTGAAACATTAGACACATCAATTGAAACAAAATTGGCTAAAGAATCGGCAACAAAAGTTACAGTTGTGGGTGAACCAACTAAAAACTGTATAATTAAATTTATTGTTTTATCATTTTGACTTTCATCTTTAATAAACTTAGTTACAACTTTAGGTCTCTTGGATTCAACTTCATAAGAAAGAATAGCTCGTTCTAACCCAGGTCTAATTTCAAACTTTTCTTCATCTAAGATATAAGCCATCATTCTTAATTCATATGTTTGAACATAATACCTTTTACCATCCAAATCATCAACTGTGGATTCATCACCAATACTTTCTAACATTATTGGAAAATAATGACCTTTAATATTAACATAAGATTGTGCGGCAGCGAATGTCGATAAAACTTTTTGGTTTAAAACATTTAACTCACTCATTCTATAAGTAAAAAACCTTAAAGTATATGTAACATCAACCTTTACAGGTTGTGGAATTAAATAAACGTCGGCACCCTTTTTACTGCCGTCCCATGTCGGTACTGTCATGTAAGGTATACGATAATCTTTTAAAGGTATATTAAAATCTTCGGGATTTGTGCCTTTTTGTACATCTGGATTTCTAACAACAGATATAAAAGGTATTTTAATGTTTTTATATTTATCGGAATTTTGCCAAGTTCTTGTAAATTCAGACCATCTTTGAGCCGTTAAAAATGAAACTGGAACTAAATCACCCTCAACTACTACATTTAAATCTTTACCAACCCAATCAACAAAACCATTATCTAAATCGGCAAAATCAACACCACGAGGTAAATTTGCGGGATTTTGCTCAATAAATTGTTCACCACCACCTAAATAAGGATTTATACCTGGTTTAGGTGTTAGTAAATTTATATCTTTTTTTATTTTTTTAGGTAATGCCATTTATTAATAAATATCAATTGTTCTATTATAACCAACTATCATAATTTAATTAATAATTTGGTAAAAACTCATTTGAGTCTGCTGTTACACAAGTTATGGTTCTGTAGTAACCTTTATAACCAATTCTTGTATGTGCGTTATCTGAAAATATTTTACCATCATTTGTTACTGTAAAATATTTTATATTATCTTCTCTATCTGAGTAACCAATATAATCACCATAAGATATATCACAACTCATTTCAATTAATTGGTCTTGGAATATGTGAAATGTTAACTGACCATAATCCAATATTCTATTCATACCACCAGAATACGATTTGTTTTCGGCAACATCTAAAGCCAATTTAACACGTAACTCCTTTGGTGCCTTAAACCTAATTTCACCTGATTTTGCCTCACCGTAAACATCGTCTACTTGAGTCTCTGTTCTATCGACTTGAAAAAGAACTATAACAAAATTTAAATCACCCTCCACATATTCACGGGCCATTTCATTTTCAATACCAAAGTCTATCTCATCGTAGAATTTTCCAATTCTGTTTATCGGGAATTTTTTCTTAGCCATAACAAAGTTTTATTCTAATAAATATTTCAATAATTTCTATTTTCTTTATTTTACACAGTTAGATATTATATTTATTTCGTCATGGTGGATTTAACCAAATTAAAGAACCGAAATACTTTAGAAAAAATTCGTTCTTACAACGGAACCAATGAACATATTCTAAAAATAAAAAATAAATTAGAACGTGAAGGTTTCTTTGTGCTTACACCTAATCAGATTCAATACATTACGGATAATTTTGATAGGGAACCAACAACAATTAATAAAGTTGTTGATATTACACCTTATTTGGGTGAACAGTTAAAAGAAAAATATGAATTAAAAAATATTCCTGAACGTGTGTTTGTGGAAACTTTGTTAGCTGACAGTGAAAAATCTTATCACGTAAAAGGTAAACTTTATAAGAACCAAAAAGAATCTATTTTATTTTACATACCTAAAACACAAATTTTAACCGATATGTTTTATGAACCTTATGAAGATTTAGAAGTTAATTTCGATTCAGTTAATAAAATAAACAAAAAGAATAGAAGTTTATTCCCACACCAAGAAAATGCTGTTAAGTTTTTATTAAAAAAAGATAAATCCATTTTATCTGACGATATGGGGTTAGGTAAAACTAAATCGGCTATTGCGGCCGCTTTATTATCAGGAGCAGAAAAAATATTGGTTATTTGCCCAGCAAATGCTAAGATTAATTGGTTCCGTGAAATTACAGAATATATTGATGAAGAATATGTAACAATTGTAAAGTCAGGTTTTTGGCAACCTAAATTTTTTACAATTATTAATTATGATATTCTTAATCGTTTTCACGAAATAGAAGATAAAAGAAAAAAAACTGAACCTAAAAGTTACATCAACGAAGAAAAATTTGATTTATTAATTGTTGATGAGGCACACATGATTAAAAACAAAGGTTCTATTCGTGGTAAAGTTGTAGCACAAATTTCAGAAAATATTGAAAAAATTTGGTTGCTAACTGGTACACCTATTGCTAATAGACCAATGGATTATTATAACTTATTAAAGGTATGTAATATTCCTGTAGCAGACAACTTTCAACACTTTGCTTACAGGTATTGTGCAGCAAAATCTTTTAATAAAAAACTTGCTTCAGGTAAAATTAAAAGAATTTGGTTAACTGACGGCGCGTCTAACTTGGAAGAATTACACCAAAAAACTAAAAATTACATTCTTCGTCGAAAAAAAGAAGACCATTTAGATTTACCACCAAAAATTATATCACCGTTTTATTTAGACTTAGAAAACCGTAAAGGATATAAAGAAGCTTTTGATGATTATTTATTTTGGTTAGAAGTTGAAGGTAAAAAATTAGGTGCAGGTAGACAAATGGTTGAAATGGGTGTTCTTAGAAAATTTATTTCAAAAGAAAAAGTACCAATGACCGTAGATATGGTTCATAATTTTTTGGATCAATCTGATGATAAAAAAATTATTGTTTTTACTGTTTTCACTGATTCATTAAAAGAACTTAAAAAAGAATTTGGTGATTTAGCTGTTTGTCATAATGGTGAAATGTCAGATAAGGAAAAACAAAAATCTATCGACGAATTTCAAAACAACCCTAAGATTAGAGTTTTTATTGGTAACATTATTTCAGCGGGTTCTGCCATTACATTAACCGCATCAGATACCACAATATTCCATGATTTAGATTTTTCAGCGTCCAACCATCAACAGGCTGAGGATAGAAATTACAGGATTTCACAAGATAAAACTGTGAACGTATATTACCCAATATTCCAAGACACTATAGAAGAAAAAATATTTGAGTTATTAGAAAAGAAAAAATATATTTCTTCAACAATTTTAGGTGAAAAAAATAATGAGTATTCTATATTATCTGATTTAATACTTTCTTTGGGGACGAATACTTAAAGACATAACCTTTAGTTTGTTTATATTTACCGTTTAAAACCTTCCATAAAGCTGTGTTATCCATATTTAAAGTTTCAATACAAGATTTTATCGAATCCCATTCTTTAATGAAATTACCTTGCATATCATATTGTTTTATTTTTTTACAGTGTGACTTTGAAGCGTTTATAGTGTGTTCTTTAGTTTGTTTCTTACCTTTAATCCATGATACTTTATTTTTATTAGCCGCAGATATCTTTTTTTTAGTTTCTTCACTACAAGGTTGTCTTTTACTTTTTTTAGCCGATTCACTCATCTTTTTTTTAGATTCTTCAGACCTTTTAGCACCCAAATGATTTTCAGCCTTTGGTCTACAATTATACCCATTTTTGTATGTGTCATATAAATCCATGTAATACTGTTCTTTAATTAATAATTCATCAGTACCACACTCCTCAAGCACTTCAAAAAGTATGTTATTTTCACCATGAATATTATAAGATCTTTGTAGTTTTATTGAATGGTGATTACCTTTTCTTAGTCTTTTTTTATGGTCCCACCACCTTCCATCAAAATCTAAAGTTGATCCAACATAAATTTTGTTAGTGATTAAATTTGTTATTTTATAAATCCCTGATTTTTTTTCTCTCATAATATTTTTTTAAATTTCTTTTTTTAATTTTTTCACAATTATTTAAATAGTATTTCATACTATCTTTTCTTTGTGCCTCTAACCTTTCTTCTTCTGTTAAGTATTTTTTCTTTCTTCCCATACCATATAAATATTTAAAAATCTGATAAAAATCTGATAAAATTTAAAAAAAATAAATCACCGTAATTATTATCCCCGTTGTTGATATTTATGAAATAAAGCAACAATGGCACTAGTAATAGAAGAAGCGGAAAAACAAAAAGTATTTCGTCAAGTAAGACATAGGTTAGGTGCTCCACTTAGAAAAGTGGAATTATCTGACGAACAAATGTGTACTTTATTAGAAATTGCGGTTGAAGATCATTCATCATATATTAATGATTGGTTAATTGAGGCTCAATGGTCATCATTAGACGGAATTAATTTAGATACAACAGATTTAGCAAAGGCTTTAACAACAAGATCTCAAGGATATGAAGATTCATTTACTTACGCTTATTCAAAAATTGTGGGTTTACAAGCACGTGGCCCTTGGGAATTAAAACAAGATTACGTTACTTTAGAAAACGGTCGACAAGTATATCAAATACCAGCTGGACGTGAAATGAATGAAGTTTTATATTTTCAACCGCCAACAGTAGATTACGCGTTATACTCAAATTATGGTTTTGGTGACTATGGTTTTGGTGGAGGTGTGGCTCAATTACCTTATGGTGCTGCAGGTGGTGGGTTTGGTTATGGCGGTTTTTATTTGGCCCCAGCATTTGATATTGTATTAAGAAATGCTGATTATAATTTAAAACAAAGATTAGTTAGTTCAGAATTAACTTATTGGTTAACAGCAGGTCCTAATGGTACAAGGTTGTTACATTTATCACCACCCCCAGGTAGTAGATTATCTTTTGGTCGTGGTGGTTTTGCTGGTGGACAGTCAATAAACGTAGGTGGCTCAAGAGTTTGGTATTGGTATTATGAAACTACTTCTGATGAAGATAGACAAAGATGTTTAAATGCAAATAAAGATATTGTTAAATTACCTTCCGATGTTCCAATCGACGTTGTAAATTTTACAGAATTAAACACGCCTTCGAAACAATGGGTAAGGGATTGGTTTACTGCTTTATGTAAAGAAACCCTTGGTCGTGTTCGTGGTAAATTTGGTGGTGCTCTTGGAGTTACGGATGCTGAAGTTACTATGGATTATGAATCACTTTTAAGTGAGTCAAGAGAGGATAGAACGGCTTTAATGGAAAGACTTAATGAAAGATTAGAAAGATTACGTCCTGACAATATGTTAACACGTAAGGCAACTGAAGCTGAACAATTAAATAAAACATTACAATATAGACCTTTAGGTTTAACAGTTATATAATATGACATTTTTTACAAGACCCAAATTTCAAGATAGACAAATAGTACAACACAGTGGAAGTACAATAACCTTATCGGGTGAGACTAATATAAACCAAACAGGGTACCTTAGAATAAATAAAGGTGCCTTCCCAGGTTTAGTTGCTACTTCACTAGATAATGATGGTACAGTTGTTTGGGGTCCTGTAAGTGGTCTTAGTTGGTCTATTTCAGGTTGTACTTCACCATTTTATGTTAACAACATTGTAGCCTGTCCAAATTCTGGCAACACAATACAAATTGATGCAGGTAATTTAGCTTTAAACAGTGAATTAAATTTTTTAATACCTTTATCCGCCGGAACATCAAGTGATAGTATTTTAGTTATAGATAGTAATGGATATGTTAAAAATATATCACAAAACGCTATGCTTACAGGTTCTTGTATTACAGACTTATATGTAACAAACGTACATGGTTGTTCACCAATAACTATTTGGGATTCGGTACAATCTTATGGTTCAGAAGCTTCTGGACTTAACTCTTTTGTTTTTAGCGACCAATCTGTAGTAAAAGATGATTATTCCACAATATTAGGTGGTAATAATAACCTTATTTCCGGTAATAGTATTAATTCAGGTATAATTGCTGGTTCACAAAATAAAATATTTAGTGGTGACAGTTCTATAATAATTGGTGGTTATAATAATCTTATAGATGGTCACGCGTATTCCACTATTTTAGGTGGTAGTAATAATATAATACACGGACCTTTACCTAGTAACATTAATGAAACTATAATAGGTGGTGATAATAATATAATTTCTGGGACTGGAGTTTCATACTCAAGTATAATAGGTGGGTATAATAATAAAATTTTAGGTAGTAGTTTTAAAACAA